CATTGGAATGAGGAAATCTTTATGTTCCTCAGGGATGAACTCACCCTCTAACTGTTTCAAGTTAGATGCCTGAAGTAAATCCAGACACTTTTGTGTGTCAGGAAGCTCAATAAGACGCTTCCTAGGCGCATTAATGGCCTTCATCTTCTGGTAGATGAGAAGGAAATTGTTGAATTCCCTCTTTGGCAATGAAGCCAAGAAACAGATCTGGAAATTAAATCTCCAGGGGTCTGCTTCAGTCCTCGGAAGACCGAGGCCTCCAAAAGTTGGAGGAAACCACAAAGGAAGTTTTAACAACAACCTACGAATGCGTGGTACCGTAATTTTACGAGTGATAGTAGTCCAGTAGATATCTCTGGCTATATCCGCAATAAATTTGCGACGAGATCTCTCGCTCCGCTCAAGAGGCTTTCGAGGATTGGGTTCCTCGTACCAGTCTAGCTGGACCATCAGAGCGGATCCCTTACCTATAAGGGAGTCTCTATTATCCGAGTGGTGTCTAGACACCCAAGATAATAGACGAGCTTTAACTATATCCAGGTATTCATACTCTGGGTAAAGCTTCGTATGTTTTACATACACATGGTTCTCCGCTAGGATACCATGATGGGCACTTTCTGTGTCCTTCCCTGGAGATAGGGAACCATTCGAGAGTGCATATACTTCTCGAGTGTATAGACCTAGGTCCGGATGAAAGGAAACTCTCATCATATCGTCGCCAATAATGGCATCTCTAGAGATGTCCATTATGGGTCCCGATATCGAGACAGGAGTCTCGGGTATTTCTTCAATACCAGCACAATGGAGTACTCCATTTGTGCTTATCTCTATAACACACAAGTTATAGAGCGTTAATGTCATAAATGACATAGGCGATCCCATGAAGCTTCCACACTTCTGAGGGAACGACCTGTTACCGTATACCACGGTGAATTCTGGGGAAAATAAATTCCTCAGACTATGTAGAGGATGGTCCCAATGGGGAACCATAAAACCATCCCACATCGCAGTAATTATCTGCGTCGGAATTCTATCCGTTGACCTGCTAAGGTCAGTATTAATTATACTGAACGGTATACGTTCATCATCCTGAGAATTTAGGACTTTTAACAAATCCCAAAGAACATAGGATGATCGCAGCCCAAGCCCGACCCTAGGGTCCTTGGCTAAATGGTCTGCGACGAC